GGTGGTGGGACAACAACTTCTATTATGGTTGAATTTGGTCCAAACACTTCAATGAACCATGCCGGTGGCGCCAACATTGTGAAACTAGCGGTAGGCGATACACTACAATTAATTGCAAGTTCTGGTACAATCATATTTGACGGCAACGACAACTGGTCAGTTGCTTACATAGGATAATAAATGGCTTTAATTAATTTTCCTAACTCACCGTCATTATACCAGACATTTACATTTGGTTCTAAAACTTGGATTTGGAATGGTTATGCTTGGGATTTACAATTATCCAACACAGCAATCATAACTGCTTTTGCCAACTCGGCTTACAATCAAGCTAACGCAGCATATAATCAAGCCAACTCGGCAATCACATTAGCCAACTCAGCGTACAATCAGGCAAACAATGCTTATGCTCAGGCAAATGCTGCAGCCAATACAATTCAAGCAGTATACAACTTAGCGAATACTGAAACAGTACGTTCTGGTTGGGCAGCCAATACGATTATGTCTGCCAACTCGACAGGTTATATTGGTAACTCTGGTGGTGTATTCTTTACTTCTTCTAATAATAACTTAATTGTAAGTAATAATATCATCACAGGTAGCGGTACTGGTGGTAATATTAGTGGCGCCAATAACATATACGCTAACACTTTTGTTGCCAACTCACCGACTTCTACTGTATATGTAACACAGAGTCAGTTAGTTCAAGACACAACAAACACCTATAATCACCTATACACATTAGGTCTATTCTCAGGTAACACCGACCAGTCTATTCAGATTGGTGGACAGAACTTTGCTAACACACAGAACTCATCTACAGACTTAGCACTATACAATAACTTAGGTACCGATACCAATAACTATATTGATATGGGTATCACAAGTGCTGCCTATAACGTGGTACTGAATAACTTTACAGCATCACAACCAGGTGATGGTTATTTGTATGCTAACGGTTCAAACCTGATTATTGGTACATATACACCAGGTACAAACTTAAAGATATTCGTAGGTGGGTATGCTTCGTCTAACGTAGTTGCCAACTTCAATGCTCCAAATACGGCATCTTCTTCAAATACGACTGGTGCATTGACAGTTAGGGGTGGTATTGCTGCCACAGGTAACGTATATGCCAATTCGATATACACCAATGGTTTGTATTATGCAGCCAACGGTAACCCAATATCAACTGGTGGTTCAGTAACCTTAAGTGATTCCATATCTTCAAACTCATCTGCCAATGCGGCCACATCTAACGCCGTATATGTTGCTGTTTCTACTGCCTTGGCTTTCTCAATAGCCCTAGGATAAATATCCTAATAGGAGACTTAAATGGCCAATATAACAAACAGAACCGACTTCACAACATACTGTCTTAAAAAACTTGGATTTCCAGTTATTGAGATTAACGTTGATGACGACCAGGTTCAGGACCGTATTGACGATGCCTTACAATATTTCCAAGATTATCACTTTGATGGTCTACAGAAAGTCTATTGGATTCATACCATCACACAAAATGATATCAACAATAGATATCTAGACGCATCTCAAGCGGTAGACACCGCCAATACTCCTTTAGAAATTGCTGGTATTTCCCGTATTTTCCCATTGGATGATTCACAAGCCAACACCAATATGTTTGACTTGAGATACCAACTTCGTCTAAATGAGTTGTATGACTTCACATCAGCGTCCTACATCAACTACACCTTAACTCAACAACATCTACGTTCACTAGAGTTACAGTTTACTGGTGAAGTTCCAATCAGATTCCAAAGACATATGCAAAGACTGTATATAGATTGGGCTTGGGGTATGCAAGAAGCACCAGTTGGCCAAGTTGTGGTATCAGAATGTTATGCCGTTATTGATCCAGAACAATACGGTTTGGTATGGAATGACCGTTGGTTAAAAGAATATTCAACAGCACTTATCAAACAACAATGGGGTAATAACCTATCTAAGTTTGCTGGTCTACAATTACCAGGTGGTGTTACATTAGACGGTCAAAAGATTCAAAAAGAAGCTGCTGATGAAATTCAGAAGCTAAGAGATGAAATGTCAACACAATACTTCGCTCCACTAGAATGGTTTATGAACTAATATGGGAGTATCTCAATATTTTAATAACTACGGCTCTCTACCGGAACAGAGAGTCATAGAGGATATCATTGTAGAATCCATTAAAATAATGGGATTCGATTCATTCTATTGTCCAAACACAAATAATCAGGCAAGAGACTTACTATACGGTGAAGATCCTGTTAAGAAGTTTAGTTCAGCATTTCCTATTGAGATGTACTTACAGAATAACGGTGAGTACCTAGGCGAAAAAGAATTCTTCTCTAAGTTTGGTCTAGAGATTAAAAACCAAGTTTCTGTGGTTATGTCTAAGCGTTCTTTCAACCAAAGGATGCCAGCATTTTTAACTAGACCACTTGAAGGTGACCTGGTTTATATTCCATTCTTAAATGGTACTGGTGAATTGTATGAGATTAAGTTTGTTAACCAGACCAAAGACTTCTTTATGTTGGGTAGAAAACATCCATACTTCTATGAATTAGAGATGGAGAAATTCAAGTACTCACAGGAAATCGTCAACACAGGTATGCCAGACATTGATGGTATTGTGGCAGATTCAGCATACTCTATTACATTAGAAATGGGTACAGGTACAGGCAACTATACAGGTTCAGAGATTGTATTCCAATCACCAGACGGTACGTATGCTAACGCTACGACTGTGGCTGTAGCACAAGCCTGGAACTTACCAAACAAAACTTTGGTGGTTACAAACATCACGGGCGAATTTGTAGATGCTCAATCAATCATTGGTCAATCGAGTGGTGCTCACTATACATTGAACACATATGATGATTTGAATGTTCCTACGCCTAAAGAAGTTTACGATAATTCATACATCAATAGTTCAGCAAACGGTATTATTGATTTATCTGAATCTAATCCTTTTGGTAGCATATAATGGCAAATGTATATTACGATAGAGTTATACGAAAATTAGTTATTGGATTTGGAAACTTATTCGATAAGATTACTCTTGTCCGTTATAATGCTGATAATACAGAAGCGGAACGATTCATTGTTCCTATTGCTTATGCAGCCAAAGAGTTGTATGTTCAACGTATTGAAGGTGATCCAAACTTAGATAAGAAAGTTCAGATGACTCTACCAAGAATGTCATTTGAAATGAAAGGTTTGACGTATGATGCTTCACGTAAACAAACAACCAATCTAAGAAATTTTAATACAGGACCTGGTGCTGTTCTAATTTCTCAGTATGTTCCAGTACCATACAATTTTGATTTTGATTTAAACATATATGTCAGAAACATAGAAGATGGTACACAATTAATCGAACATATACTACCATTCTTTACACCAGATTATACGATTAAATTGAACTTAATCCCTGAAATGGGTATTACGAAAGAAGTTCCTATCGTTTTGAACACGGTTAATTCTGAGGTCACCTACCAAGGCAACCGTGATTCCGATACTCGTATGGTTATTTGGACTTTGAATTTCACAGTCAAAGGGTTTATCTTTGGCGCTTCAAGTCCACCAGCAGGTATTATTAAGACTTCTATTACAAATATCTATAATGATATATCACCAACAGACCAAGTCATATTCAATATGGCCAATACTGGTGTAGGTCATTATCAAGCAGGTGAGATTGTTTACCAAGGTTATAATTTTAGTACGGCAACAGCAAGCGCAACTGTTGTTTCTTATGCCAATAATATAAACAAATTAACGTTGACCAATATTAATGGTAATTTTGTATCGAGTCAACCTATAGTTGGTTCAATAACCAATACCAATTATATCTTTAATTCCTATCAACTTGGTCCTCAGAAATTTGTTACGATTACAGATACACCAAGTCCTAATACAGCTAACGCTAACAGTCTATATACATTTAGTAGTACAGTAACTGAGTACCCTAACGGATAATATATTATGCAGATAGGTAATGGTATCACCCTTGGACAAGGATTGACAATATATCCAGATCCAGCCACAGGTCTTGTGACTGGTTCTTTGTTATTTAACCTCGATATGCGAAATTATGTTTCAGGTACCACATGGCCTGACACTAGCGGTAATGTAAATAACTTTACATTTTCAGGAACACCAACAGTAACCAATACAGGAACTTCTACTGCATATTGGAATAATAATCCAGGTTCTGTAATTGCAACTGCTTCAGGTGCTATATTTGGTGCTGTTGCAAACTATAGCAAAGGTATAGTTGTTCGTGGTAATGGTACAAGTTTCGGCACAGGTAATTTGATTAGTAGTACAGCCGGAGAAGCATGGTATTTTAATGGTGGCAATACAATGTATGGTGGTAATAACAATGGTGACGGTGTTAATACATCATATCAAAGCAGTGGTTCAGAAGCTTACAATATTTGGTATTATCTAAGTATGACATTCATTACAGGAACCGGGTGGCAATTTTATGTTAATGGTTCTCCAGTCAGCACTTTTAGTGCATCAACAGTTGGAAAACTAGCTAGTACACCACAGATTGGTGGTTTTGCCAATAGTTATACTCTTGCAGGTTCTGTTGGTGTTGCTCATGTTTATACTAGAGCATTAACTGCCGCAGAGCATTTACAAAATGCAAATTATTATTTGACTAGATATAATGGATCAACACCAGCATAATATGAATACTTTCGATAAAAACATGGAACAAATCTTTGATGTAACACCTAAGGAGGAAGTAAAAGAACCTCCTAAGGATGCTGTCGTACATTATAATGAACCTGATATGAAAGAAGATTTGACCGATGCATACCAACAAACTAAAGAAAATCTACAAGGTATTATAGACCAAGGTAAAGAAGCCATGGAAGAAATACTCAACGTAGCCAAGGCAGGCCAACATCCAAGAGCCTTTGAAGTATATGCTACTCTACTTAAGAACATGGTAGATGCAAATAAAGAACTACTGAACACACAAAAACAAATGCGAAACATCACTGGTGCCAAGAAAGATTCTGGTGGTACCAAAATAGATAAAGCGGTGTTCATAGGTTCTACTTCTGAATTGAATAAGTTTCTTAAAGGTAAAGAATGATAGAAGATGATGATTATGACTATTCACTAGAAGCTAGTGATTCATACCGTGACAACCCTTTACTTAAAAAGTCTGGTGTTAAGGTCAACTATACACAAGAACAGGTAGAGGAGTACATCAAATGTGCCAAAGATCCTATCTACTTTGCCGAAAACTACATTAAGATTGTTAACGTTGATAGAGGTTTGATGCCTTTTGAGATGTGGGATTTTCAGAAAGACATGATTAAAGTCTACCACGAAAATCGTTTTTCAATCACTAAATGTCCTCGCCAGGTTGGTAAAACTACTACCTCAGTTGCCTATCTCCTTTGGTTGACCATCTTTACAGATACACAAAACGTTGCCGTTCTTGCTAACAAAGGTTCATTGGCTAGAGATATTTTGGCCAAGTATCAACTGGCATACGAAAACCTACCAATGTGGTTACAACAAGGTGTGGTTACCTGGAATAAAGGTAATGTGGAATTAGAGAATGGTTCTAAGATTGTTGCTGCTTCTACATCGTCATCAGCAATTCGAGGAGGTTCTTTTAACTGTGTATTCTTGGACGAATTTGCGTTCGTTCCGAATAACATTGCTGAAGAATTCTTTAACTCTGTATACCCTGTAATTTCATCTGGTAAAACTTCCAAGATTATTATTGTGTCTACCCCTAATGGTATGAACCTGTTCTACAAGTTGTGGATGGATGCCAT